CACTGGCTCTACCCCCAAAGGTCTTGAGTCTAGCGCCTGCAGGTCTTACTTTAGAGAAATCAAAGTTAGGTATATCACCCTCATATAAGTGAGAGATAAGTTTCTTAAAGGCTTTAGCCCAGCCTAACTTGCTATCTTCTACGACTATGACATCATCACATAAACCAATTTCTTCAGGTACAATAGGTAGTTTATTAATATCTTGTCTCTCACAAGAGAACCCTACACCTGTACCATTCATTAAGATATATAGTGCTTCACTGAAAGCACGTTTGTTATTGACAGCTAGATAACTACAGTTATATGCTGCAATGTTATCACGTTCACACGCTTCACCTGCTGTCATCATTAGTCTCATAGAAGGCATTACTTCTAGTTTAAGTACTGCTTCACGCAGTTCTTCTATGTCTTTTTCTAATGTAGGTGTTTTAGTTTTTAGGTAAGTAACTAATCGGTCGACTGTTTCTTCCCATGTTTCTCTTCTATTCTTTTCTGGTATATATCTTGCGTATCTTGATGAGTGAATTACCTGTTGATATAGAGTAGGTAACTCATTCCTTATCGTCGTAGTCATAAAAATCAAACCCTTCTTTGTTATCATTAATTAATTCTCGAAGATCATCTTGATGTTCTTCTATCCTGTCTAAGAACTTATTAACTATATCTTCAGCAGTAAGCCCAAGGGTTTCTACTAAAGTAACTTCATCTACATTATATAATTCTTCTATAAGTTCTGAAAACGTAAGCATTATTTCTTCTCTTCTTTCTTTGTATCTTCTTTTTTATTTCTAAAGATTCTATCAAAGTTCTCTTCGAACTTTTTATTGTTAGCTTTAGAATTAAACTTAGCTTGTTCAAACTGTGTCATTATTTAACTCCTTTAGCATCTCAATAAAGTGTATAGCTTTATCTAGATCTTGTACTCCACCTTTGTCTCGCCAACGGCAGAGGTATTTAATTGCACATCCCTCAATAAAAGGTATGTTGTTTTTATATATAAACTCTGTAGGTTGTATAGCAAATTTAGAGTAATGCTTACCACCGACTTGTTTTTTCAAAGACTGTACCATTAGTATATCACCTTTTCCTTCTTTTGTCAAGTGAATAATTCTTATTTACGTAATTTAATGAGACTGCCATTTCATCAAAGCTACCATTGTTTACTTCATGTAATACATAGAAGCCTCTCCAATGTTGATTACCTTGTATATTTAGATAATCTTCATTGTGTTCATAGCAACTACCTGCTATGATTGCTGTGATTTCAGAACCATCTGCTTTTCTAGCATAGGCAATTTGTCTACCTTGCTGATGTCCTGCGAAACATGACATGTGTTTTTTGTTGAGTAAAGCCTGTGCTGATGTAACTGGTCTGCCCATGACACCACTAGCAAAATAATGAGAGTAAGCAATACCATCAACCACAACCACGTCAAGAAAATCATACACTTCCCAACCATACTGTTCATAATTTAAGTCCTCTATACTGATTAGATCTTCTAACTTACGATCATATTCTACTGCTCGTGTTATACGATCCTCGTGATTACCTAGAGTTAATATCATTCTAGGTTTGTAAACTTTCTTTTTAAGCTTACGTTGACTAGCTTGATATTTAAGTAATGGACCTAGTAATGCTTCCATACCTTTATGTACAGCACGTACGTCTGCTTTGTATGTTCTACCTTCAAATGATTTCTTACCTGTATCATAAGAAGATAAGCTAGGCATATCAGCAAAGTCACCTATACAGACTATTACCTCTGGTAGTTTTTCTACTATATACCTACCTATGTTTTCTAAATATTTAACTGACTGACCAGGTTTAACCTGACAATCTGGTATAACTAAATGTTTCATTGTAATGTACTCCCTTCATCAGGATCTTCTAAAAAACCAAACTCTCCATCTTCACTGGTAACTTTAATAACACCTTCTCGAATTAATGTTTGTATTGCAAAGTCCATTAAGTATTCTGCTTCTTCAGGTGATACTGTAAAGTCAAAGTCATAAGATCCATCATCATTTTTTCTTAAGTTTTTTAAAATCATTTATCCAATCCTCTCTATAGTCTAGCCATAAGAAACCATTCTTTTCTGCCCACATAGCATATGTAGTTTTACTTCGTTTGGTTATCTTATTGCTTGCGTTCATAAATAAAAAGACTATCGTTATATGTGGATTAGATTCTTTAAACCACACCATCTTTTGTCTTGTTGCTAAGTCTAGTTTGCCTTTAGCTTCTATATAGAAGTTACGTCCCATCTTAAAGTCTGGAATATACTTACGATGTATCTCAGGCTGTATGTAATTATGTTTATCAGGCTCATATTTACATGACTTATAATGTTTACTAAGTTCTTTCCATACTGCAGCTTCGAACTTACTTTTGAATAAAGGCATAATGTTCCTTGTATTTCAGTCTATCATTACGAAGGATCCATAAGCAACTAGCATTCATTAGAAACTCTTCATCATTACCATAGGCATTACGTACTATGTTAATCATTTCTTTTTCCGTTGTTGCATCAGCGAGAAGTACCTTAGCCTTCTTCTCCCCCATGCCTTCAATGCCTTTGATATTGTCACTACGATCACCTTTAATACACTGTTCATAAAATAGACGAAGACCTTCTAACTCTGATTGCTCAGTAAACGTATCAGGTCTTGTCCATCCTTTACCATTAATTTCCCAAGAGAAGTGTTTACCTGGTATTTGTAACAAGTCCTTATCTAAACTACATATGATAGTGTCATCTGTTTGATAGATGCCAAGCATATCATCTGCTTCTAGTCCTTCATCTGCTACCTCTGCGTTAAGCTCAGACACACTCCATGCTCTTAAGTCATCAAGGTGTTTAGGCTTTGGTGCTGTCCGATTAGCTTTATACTCAGGGTAGATTTGTTTTCTAAAGTTATTAGTACCTGTTAAGAAAGCTCTATAAGAGCTAGCTCCTGTCTTCTCAAGTATCTGATCAAACAATTCGTTAGCTCTGTATATAGCTATACCTAGGTCGTCATTCTCTGCACTTGCAGCACATCGAAAGCACACTAAGTCTTGGTCAATTAAAGCTTCCATGATTAAAAGATTACATCGTCAGTTAGGTTGTCAATGGAGTTGTTATCTCCTTCCATGACAAACTGTTCATACTGTTTAGCTAGTGTGACTACGTCAGCACTTGACAATGGTTTACCATGAGTTGCTAGTGTAGCTACTGCATTAGATAGTGAGCTTTGGCGAACAATCATACGCTGTCTCAATGCTCGTTCTTCTTTAGTTTCGTAGTTACTACCTGTTACTCTGTTGGTAGGTTTAGCTGTTGATGCTCTGGGTGCAGATGTCGAAGCACCTCCTGCACTAGCGTTTGTAGGCGCAGGCGTTGCCTCTCCATCAGCTAATACTTTGGTCCACTGCCAGTAACCTGCATCGTCTTTCTCCATAGCGATGTTTACTGCATCACCTTTTTCCCATGTCTGTGCTGTCTTGAACACTTCAGGATTAGAAAATGACATAAGCTTTTTACTGCTTACTCGACCTTGATCATCTTTGTATGTAACCTCTAATGACTGGTACTCACGACCATTACGATTAGTAAGTGTTTGTGGTGCTGCTACATCTATAATATTAATTTCCATTAACTGTCTCCATGTTACCCCATGTTGGTCCAACTTCACATTCGACTCTCATGGGTAGATTAAATTTATGTCCAAATAACTTCTCAAAGTTTTCTGGTACATCGTTAAAACATTTCTCAACAATGCTAACTATACTATTATTATCCCATACTTCAGGATCAAAGTCAAGTATAATTGAATCATGAACTGTATTAATTAGTCGGACTCCTTCTTTGTTGAGTAAACGATTACGTAATGAAACCCTAGCAATTGACATTAAGTCTGCTCCTAAGCCTTGTACTGGATAGTTAAGTATCTTAGTACGTGGGTGTTTAACACCATAGCTCGTAACCTCTGGCTCGTAGTAATACACACGACCTGTAGGCATAGTTAGTTTTCTATCACGTTTTGCTCTGAACAAAATCTCATCGTGCCATTCCTTTAACTTAGTATACTTGTTATAGAATTGGTCGATAATGTTTTGCCAGTATGCTTCATTACCTATCTCTTTAAAGTTAGGATCATTAGCATATGAGTAGGCAGAGCCACCATAGATAAGTCTGAATACGAATGTCTTAGCTATCAATCTTGATGGTAAGCCAAATCTATTCTGATTATCAGAGTGCATGTCAGTTCCGTCCCAGATTTCTTGTATGGCTAGGTCGTCTTGACTTAGGTAGGCTGCACCTACCCACTCTAATTGTTTAGCATCTGCCTGTAGTAACATTATAGATCCTCAAAGTAAACTTCACCACCTTCTACTAATGGTGGTAATGCTCTTGGTAGAATAGGATCAGGAATAATAATCTCTGGTAATGGTTCTGATTCTACAATGTTAGCAATCTCTAATGCTTCTTGCACAGATGCCTGTTGTATATCTTGTTTCCAATTACCAATTAAAGCTGCAACCATAGCAAATAATACTAATGCCATAGCTCCTACTGTTAATATATCTGCAAGGTTTTTACCTTTATAATTTGGTTCCATTATATCTCCTTAATATCTTGAAGTAAAGAGAGACTTAATCTCTCCGTCAAAGTTTTGTAGGTTAGGTCTACTACTAGATAACCTACCTGTTCGTGCAACACATTGATTTAGTTGTCCGTGTATTTCTCCTTTCTTCCAGTTGTTATCATCAATCAGCTTACATAAACCTACATAGTAAGTTGATTTCCTTTTCTCTAGAGTAGCTCTGGATAAGAGTATATCTAGAATCTTTTTACCTTCAGCATTAGGTTTGAGTGAGCGTAAGGTCTTTTCATCCGTAGAGTAAAGACCTTCTTTAGCGAGCTCAGTACCTTTTAAAGGTCGTATTCGTCTGGGTAGTTCGAGTTCTTTGTCGAACCACTGTAGTTTGACTTGACCTTTTCTATCGCCCGTCTTGTAATGTCCAACAGGATGCTGACTCCTGTATTTAATAGTGCCACCATATAAGAAAGCAGAAAGATGATCCACGCTATTAGGGTTAAAGTCAGAAAAATTATGGAATTCGTACAATAGTTTATCAAGCCTAGCAATTTGTTCTTCAAGTTCGTCTCCTAGTATTTTACTTTTATCATAATCATATAGTATACCATTGAACTCCATCTCTTGTAATACTAATAGATCTTGATTGTGTAAGCTAACTAAACGTTTTAGTTCTGGTCTGTTGTTAAGTTCTTGCATCTGCTTAATAAAGATCTGTTCAGTTAGTTTAACATCTTGTTTAAGATAGTCAGTCAGTATATCTTCTGGTATGTCTGGTGTATCAATACCATTCTTCCAGTACTGTTCTGACACTACGTCTAGCTTAGACTCTAGTCCGTAGTGTTCAGCAACACCATTAAGACTAGGGTATGGGTTAGACTGCCCATCAAGTATGAACTGTACTACTTGACAGTCCCATATTCTTTTGTTAGTAAAGTTAATACCATATCGAGCTAACCAATGTAAATCGAATTTGATATTAAACCCCACAAGGACAGTGGCAGAGTCAATAGACTCTTGGACTTTAAGGAGAGATTCCTTGTGAGGCTCAACATCATACTCAATGTTATATACATCTTGATCTATACCAATATAGCACAGTTTGTTAGTCTGATCAAATGGATTACCTTTATTACTTGTTGTTGTTTCTACATCTAATGTTATGTAAGGTTTCATATCTTTTTAAATCCTCTTAGTGTAGTACCTGGTTTTACTCTATGCTCAACTAAGTATCCTCTGATTATAAGATCAGATACTCTACCTGTTACTGTAGATAAAGGTATGTTTAGTTCTTTAGCTATACTTTTGTTAGTATACGTAGTTTCTTTCTTCATGTGTTCATAGATCCGTCTACTTGTAGGGTTTTGTATAAGTGCTGCATTATTCCAGTCATACTCATCTAGTATGTTGATCATTAGTTTTTTCATATGCTTTCGTACCTCGCTATTTCAGGTTTAATTATAACCTGTGCTTGTCCATGTCGCAAGTCAGGTAATGTATCTTCATCACCAATCAACTTGTTCTTAGTGATGTTAAAGTATCTTAGTCTAGAAGTATTGTCTTGTTCTTTACCAATACCTAGGATCCAATCAGCCTCGCCCTGCTTGGCTGTTTTGGAGCCGTCAACCATATCCATTGTAAGCCATAGCTTACCTTCTGCTTCACCTGATGATTGTGATACAGCTATGACTGGACCATACTTTTTA